AGGCTATTGCAAACCGCATCTATGCTGGCCGCATGGGCAATGGCGATGAGTCTAGTGGCGATGGTTTTCGTTACTGTGGCCGTGGTCTTATCCAGCTCACTGGACGATCAAACTACCAAGCATTTGCTGACAGCATTGAGGTTGACGGCAGGCCATTAAACATTGACGAGGTGCCTGAGTACCTGGCCACCTTCGAGGGCGCTGCACAGTCTGCCTGCTGGTTTTGGGAGACCAATAACCTGAACAAGTTTGCTGACGCTGATGACATCCTGAACATGACTAAGCGGATCAACGGCGGCACGATAGGATTGCAAGACCGGATCAAGCATTACAAACACGCGCTGCATGTCCTGGGGGTCAAATGAGATACCTGCTGATTCTGCTGCTGCTGGCTGGGTGCGAAGACAGATTCAGATACCCGTGCCAGGACAATAAGAACTGGAACAAGCCTGAGTGCCAAAGACCGACCTGCGCGGTGACCGGCACTTGCCCCGACCAGCTGGTGCCAGCTGCTGACTTTAAGCCGGAGGAACAGAAACCATGAAGTGGACTCCAGATCAAATCGACTCGGTTATTAAGCTAGTTATTGGCACGACGTTCTGTGCGGTGCTGCTGATGATGTCGAGCTTGGCCATGTACTCGGTGGTGTTTGTCACCCAGCCGATGAACTCTATCGCACCAGCTGACAAGCAATTCTTTATGCTGCTGTCGGACATGTCAAAGTACATCCTCGGTGCGCTGGCAACCCTCTTGGCCATCAAAGGCAAGGACGGCGTAGCCCGGCTAATCGACCCACCGCCTGGCGTTAGCAAGGCCAGCGATTGGACTGACCCGCAGCCACCGGCACCCAAGGCTCCGGCTCCAGTGCATCAGCGCGTCGAGCCCATGCTAGAGACTAGCCCACCACCACCTGTGGCGGCAGGCTTCAACGGTAAAGCAGCACCACCAGCAGCACCACAACCTGAACTATAGGGGGAACCATGAACGCTTTTGTATTGATCCGCATGGCCGCAACCGTGGCCGCTAGCTTGCTGTTAGCATTCAACGTCCACGCTGGTGGCGAGATGAAGAAAGTTTGCCGGGAAGATCCGAAGACCAAGAAGGAAGTGTGCCGCGATGTGAAGGTGCATAAGAAATTGGAAGGCACAAAAGTGCCGCCATCAAAATGAATCCCTATTTGATTGCCGGTGCCGTTATCGCTGTCGCAGTGGCTGGCGCTGGCGGCTACGTCAAAGGCTCGGCAGCGGGTAAGGCCGAGGTACAGGCGCAGTGGGATCAGGAGAAGGCCAAGCTGGCAGAGGAATATGCGAAAGCGCAGGCAGCTGCACGCGAGAAGGAACAGCAGCTACAGGCCCAGGCTGACAAGCTGAGAGAGGAATCGTATGAACAGATCAAAGATATTAATGCTCGCTCTGACAGGCTCATTGACAGCCTGCGCAAGCGTCCCGAGCGCCCCGCCACCGCGGCAGGTGCCGTGTCCAATTCCTCCCAATCTTGCAGTGGAGCGAGTGGAGCGGAACTGGATCGGACAAATGGAGAGTTTCTTGCAAGGTACGCCGCCGACGCAGCAAGGCTCCAATCAGCCCTCGACACCTGCATCCGTCAGTACGAAGCAGTGAGGAACACCCCCCGCTGATACTGCGCCCCTCCTGCGCTAACCAATGTATCAGCGGGTTTTCCCGGCTATCAGTCGGGATTTTTTTCCTTGTTCATTTCAGCGCCCAGCATTCGCAGCCGCTTCTGGTAAGCCTGCGAGTGCTGCAGCATGGCACCAGGCTCCATCCGTTTGAACTGCGCCTGGTTCGCTTCCTTGAAATTTTTTAGCGCTGTCATCCGGTCGCGCTCACTAGCCTTGCCTGCTGACATTGTCTTATCGGCGAGCTCTTCGTAGGCTGCAGACCAATCTAGCTGCGTGGCGTGCGTAGACTTGACCACCGGCTCGCCACCGTCCTTACCTGGCACCATCAGCTGAAAACTTCCTAGCACATTAGGTTCTGCAGCAGGTTCTGCAGATTCTGCAGGCACGTTCTGCAATTCGACAACGGCTTCCTCCAGATCCGGCACATACTCATCTACTGGTGGCGGTGGTGGTGCGATCCGATCCAGCGGGTTAGATGGCAGCGGCGTGATATTCTTGGCTGGCTGTGGCTTGGCCTCTGGCGGGAAGTCTTGCGCCTCTTCGACTGTGATCAAGCCCTTCAGCGCATCAGGAAACGCGTCACGCAGCGCAAAGCCTCGAGCTCTCATCTGCATCATGCGCTTCGGGTATGCCTGCCACGGGCCTTGTTTACCCCACAGGCCAGCTCGCTTGGCATCCTCGACCGAGAACTTAGCCACCACTGGCTTGCGACCCTTGCGCTTGGCCACGCACACAGCAGTCGGGTTGGGCGTGCCTTCACCCTCGAAATACTCTTCGATGTCTTCGCAGTGTGGGCTGGCCTGCACCAGCGCCATCATGGCATCACCATAGACTGAGGGCTTGCCGTTGATGACTGCAATGTTCTGCAATGCCTGAAGAGTAGCAAGGCCCATCTCTCTGCCCCAGATGGTAGCAACGAGGATGTCTTCCGGTTTGCCTTGGTAAGCACGGGGAACCATTGAAGACTTCGAAAGCATCTCAGACAAGCGCATCGCTTCGTCAATGGTTGCCGGTGCAAATTGATTGTTCGTAGTGGTTAGTGCTGTCATTGCTTCCCCCTGAGATTTGGAAGGTTGTTGTAGAAATTCGCTCTGCCTTTGTGAATCATGTCCTGTGTGTTCTGCTTCGCTGTGGCCGCGACAAGGTGCCAAGGGATTGCAGCACGCAGGGTTGTCACAGATGTGGCAGATCAGCAAACCTTCTGGAATAAATCCGAACTCAAGCTCAAAAGCGATTCGATGGGTTCGCTTGTTTTTGCCCAAAAAATTAAATTTGCCATAGCCCTTTTCCGACAAGAACCCTTGCCACATCCAGCAACCATACCTTCCAGTTGACTGATCCACCTTTGACCAAAACCGTTGCACGGTTTTTTCAATCGATGCCTTAGGCCCGGGCTTCTTCCTGCTAGTTGTAACGAGGTTTGTCATCAATGTCTCCTGGTAGAAATGCTTCGATGGTGTACAGCACAAGCGCGGTGAAGGATTCGACGATCTCTTCGGCTTCTTCCTCGCTGCATTTCGGTATCGTGTTCAACAGCGCGACAACAGCTCTGGCGTGCGCCTCTTCGAGTTTGGTCATAGTGCCTCTTTGATGGATAGGGTTGATTGGCGAATGCTGTATGCGTCCTTCGCAGGCACCACCTTCTCTGGTGTCGCCTTGTAGCTACGCATTGGCCAGCGAATCTCGAAGCGCCCGACGGTGCCTTTGGATGCTTGGCCGAGCATGGCTTTGAGCTCTGTCTCTGCCTCGCTGCGCTTGCCTTCTGCCTCTTTAATGTCTGCGTTGGCGGCTAGGATCTGGTCGGCCAGCTGTTCAGCGCGACTAGGTAGGTTGACCACCGCAGCCTCATCAGCTGCCGGGTACATGCGGTCGGCATCCTTGCTGTTGGCTGGTGGGTAATAGTCAATCTCGCCGGTGGCTTTGTACTTCTCGATTTTGTTTTGGAACTCCAGCACCGCAGTCTTGATCGTTTCCAGTGTTTGCTTGTGCGGCTCAAAGAGAAAGATGCGCAAGATCGTTCCCTGGTACAGCACACAGACTGCGCCCCAGCGTGCCTGCATGATGTCCATCTGTGCCTGCAACTGCACAGGCCCACGGTAAAGAGCTGGCATTTCCTCCGGCGACACCGCAGTGAGCTTGGCCTCAAGTACACCATACCCGTCGAGCATGATCTCATCCTGGCCGACCACGATAATGCCTGCGTCCATATCGGTGCGGATCTTCTGGCCACGGCCATGCGCCCATCCGTCCAGGCTGCAGGCTAGCGGCAGTGTCTTATGAAAGAAGGCCGAGTCGAACTCGGTTGCCAGCTCAAGCAACTCAAGTCGCTTGGCTGTTTCTTGCAGGATGAGGCGCTCGATACGGTCACCCCACGCCATCGCCTCGTTCTGTTTGTCTTCGCGTGGCAACCCTTTGCTTGCGTTAATGCTGTACTGGAGCTCATCGTTGGGTGTCTGGTATCGAGACAGCCCGAGCAGCGCTGGCAGGCGGCTGGCGCTCATCATGTAGTCTGGGGTTAGTTTGCCTGACATGTTTCCTCCGTTAGTTTATAGACCCGCACCACGCGAGCGTGAGCGGCTTTGTGAGCGGCTTCTGTGTAGCCGATTGCTGTAAATTTTTTATTCCGGAAAACAGCACCCAAGACTGATGGGTGCAGCTCCGCAGGCAGGTTGATGGCAGCTCTGACATCGTTGATGGACACCGAACCCTGTTGCCTGCAGATCTGTGCTGCTATTTCCCGGCACTGAGCCAGGAAGTCTGCGTCGCGTTGCTCGAACAGTGCCAGCTGGGCATCCCGCAGGATCTGGCCGGTGATCATATGACACCCGCCACAAAAAACATGGCCATGACAACAAAGATCCCGAGCAGGAAACCGTTAAAGAAATCGTCGTTCATGCTGCACCCCGCTGGATTAGGTTAGAGACTTGGGCTGCGCCCCAGGTACGGCCACCGCGAGCGGTTTGCACGCCGCGAGCTGTCAGTGCTGCTGCGATTGAGCGCAGGCTGGTGATGCCTGCACGCTGCAGGTCGGCGATGATGGGCATCATGCGAGCGGCAAATGCGTCAGCGTTGGCGCGGCCAGCAGCTGCACCGGCTTCTGCTGCGGCTTGTGGGTTTGGGTTACCGAGTTTGACACCGCGAGCCTTGGCTGCTTGTAGTGCTGCCTTGGTACGGCGGCTGATCTCTTCGCGCTCATGCTGGGCGACAACAGCGCGGATGCCGAACTCTAGGGTGCCAGCGTGTGGCATATCTGCTGCAACAATCTGCACGCCAGAGTCACGCAGGGTCAGCAGGAACGCTGCCTGGCGGCTGAGTCGGTCGATCTTGGCAATCAGCAGAGCTGCGCCTGTGGCTTTGCACATGGCGATGGCAGCGGCCAATTGTGGCCGGTCATCGTGCTTGCCTGATTCGATCTCGGTGAAGCTATGGATGATGCCGTCAGCGTAGGCTTTGACTGCTGCCTGCTGGGCTTCGAGGCCGAGGCCGGATTGGCCCTGGCGCTCAGTGGAAACTCGGAAGTAGGCGACGTAGGAGGTCATGATTATGCCTCCACTGCAGCGCTGATAATAGCCTTCATTTCGCTTGATTTGTAGGCATCAAGCGCCTCTTCGATTGACCAGAATGTGCGGCCAGCACCGCGCCAAACTTTATGTGATGCGTTCTGGCAGCAAACGGTAATGCGCTTTGAAACGCGATGGATGATTACAAGCGCTGTTTTTTTGCCGCACGATGCAGTGATGTAGCTGTCGTGGGTAAATGACTTTGACTCTGTGATGATTACTTGCATTTCAATCTCCCTGTATCTCGGTGAGGTTGCGGTCTTGAGTGACCGTAGACAGATACTCTCATATATCTCCGGTATATGTCAACACCCCAAACCAAAATAATTTAAGGTGCTGTCAAATTGGCAAGCGTTGACGGCGTTACGGTCTTGGAATTATATTCGGCAGATATACAAGGGGGAGTTATGAAACAGGGCAAGATGTTTTTAATGCGTATGCGGCCAGAAGTGCGGCAGCTGCTAGACCAGGCGGCTGCAGAACAGCGGCGTACCAGGGTGTCTATCCTGGAAGAGCTGATACTGGAGGCCTACGGCAAGCGCTACCAGAGCACGCAGGATCGGCTGAACAAGCTGCTAGGTGGCGCATGAACGGTCGCGGCAAGCGGAACAAGGGTGCTGCAGGCGAGCGTGAGTTGGCCAAGCTGCTGACTGATGAGCTCGGGTTTGTGGTCAAGCGCAACCTGGGGCAGGCCAGAGATGGTGCGGACGACATCACGATCCAGCACTTTAGGCTTGAGGTAAAGCGGCAGGAGCGGTTGCAGATTG